TCCTCATACTTCATAGTCTTACCGCTGTGTGCATTAGGGCAGTAAGTCTTCAGATTTTCAGGCGCAAGATTATTTAGATTGCGGTCAACGTGGTCTACTTGCAAACCCTTTTTATAATTTACTAAACGCTCTTCCTCAGAAAGAGGAAATTCTTCAGAACCAATTGGCGGGTTAGTAACAAAGTCTTCAAAGCATTTGCAGCCTTCACGTTCACAACGATCCTTTTGTGCTGCTTTGTATGCAGCATCACGCTCTTGTTTAGAAGCAGAAATGGTTTTTTTATAACCATTGCGATCAACATTATTAAACTGACTCATAGAAAGAGGAGCAGAATAGTCATCCTTCCACTCTGGTACAGCAACTTTATAGGTTTCAGTATCAGGAACAAAGAAAGTGTGTGAGTTCTGCAATTTCATGTACTCACGCAACTCATCAAAAACAGGAGAGTCTTTGTAGTTCTCCACAAGCCAATCTACAGCATCCGACACAAAGTTAACATCCAAATCTTCAATGCCAAAGTTGGTGCGAACAGCACGGCCAAAGATTTGAAGAATAGAAACTGTTACTTTATTTTCACCAACTTGGTTACGCTCCCGTGAGTGAACTTCATGAGAAATATTAGGAACATTTAAACCAAATTTAAACTTCTCAATGTGAAAAATATATCGCAAATCAACCTTTACATTTTTATCAGTAGACAAAGATGCAATCTCTGAGGTCTTCATCAGATTGGTAAACTCATTGAAAGATTTCACCTTACGGCGTTCGCCGTCAAGATTTTCGATTATATAACCCTTTTCAGTTGCAATTCCAAAAATAAAAAGTGAGGGGTCATATTTTCCTGCCAGCATCGCAGCAACAACCGCTTGCTCTTCATCAATATTCAACGATGAAGTACCATTTTCGATATTAGCACCAGCATTTAAAGTCATAACGGTTTTTGGTGCCAATTTAAGGGATGGTTCATGTGCGTTAATGATCTCAACTGTTGTAGCAGAAGTTGCAGAAAATGCCAAATAATCAATTAGTGCAAGTTGAATCCCTGCTTCAAAACCAACCTTATCTGGATTGTAAACAGTAATTCCACGCAACTGACTAGTGATTTCAGTCAACTCATCTTGTGTTGCCCAATCCTCTTTTTTGACAAGAAGGTTGTACATCTTGGAGTTGATCTTAGGAATCAATCCCTTATGCTCAAACAAAGGTGTTGCAGTAAAACCAAAAACTTTGGAGTTTTTATGGAGAGCAAGGGCCTCTACAAACTCATAGTAAGATGCTTTGTATGAAGTACCTGCATGGCCAGTGTTGTATTTCGCAGTTTCTTGAGAAGAAGAACCACCAAAATGAGCTTCATCCCAATAAACTCCAAACTTCTTATCCTTCAAAAAGTCAATTAGAATATCAGAGTTTTCGTTATCTGTACCACCATTTACAGCGCCACCAATAGTAGAAACTAGAACTATCGGATAATCATCATCTGCATTAAGAAATTCATCAACACTTTTTGTAACATCTGCTTTGCCACGCAGAGCTTTTCTCATGTCAGCAAAATCTTGATCCACATTATCCTTAAACACAGTCAAAAACAGAAACTTGTTGTAATCCTCGTTAATATTAGAAGGGATCAAATTGTTCATAATATTATAAGTCTTACCAACACCAGTGCCAGCAGTAATAATATTAATCTTGCCTTTTTCGTGATTCTCATAAGAATCAATGATAAGACGCTTAGAAACCAAACGCAACTTCTTAATATTTGAATATTTACTCATAATCTAATCTTTCTCTTCATTTCTAACTATAACTGACTATAACATTTTGAATAGGATTTGTCAAGAAAAATCTTCACTTTTTTCGTTGTATTTTTGCAACAAATTTTCGTATATACTCTCTGCAAGATATTTTGCCATTAATGGAGCAACCATCAGACCAATGCGCTTACCCCTCTCGTAAATATCTTCAGAAGGATTCACATAATCTGTTGGTAGCGTCATTATAGCTGCGGCCTCTAGCGGAGTAAATATGCGATCTTCTAGAGGATGCAAGTGAACGGAAAGACTTGCCAAACCCTGCTCTGTGAGGCTGTGTGATGCTTGATTCCATGGCACCCTACGACTTTGGTAGAAGGAGTGTTTAGCTTCTGGAATACTCTTGCCCCACTTCTTTCTATGTGCAATAAATTTTTCATAAAAATTTGACACAACGTCATCACCGACAGACACGACCCTATCAGGATTCTTGGGTAGCCGTTTCAACCATTTATATTTAGCAGACTTTTTCATCCTCTCACAAAGTTCTTCAGCATCTATACGATTCATATTGTTAAGTTGCAAGTCACCAATTGCTTGTTCTATCGTTGGTTCTTCATCCAGTGCAGGCTCTGGAAATAGAGATGAAACCAGCATCCACGGCATACCAATATCTTCCAGCACATCATTGCGTACTGATACGATGAAAACACGTTGACGTTTCTGTGGAACACCAAAATGAATACCGTTTAGAACTTTAAATGTAGTTGAATATCCAAGTGCTTCAAAGTCTGTGACCATGCGATCTAAATGCTGCTTTGCATATTCCATCGTTAGACCTTTGACGTTCTCGCAGATGATAACCTTCGGCATCATCTCACCAGCAATGCGAATCATCTGCCATGTTAGGTCTTCGATATTAGCTTGTTTCTTTCCATATGCAATCTTCTCCTTACCCCACCCTGCCTGTTTTGTTCCAGACATGGAGAAAGGTGGACACGGCGGCGAACCATCCATGATATCTAATTCGTATTTCTTTAGACCTGTCATCTCCATAATCTGTTGTCCAGTTACATCCTTGATATCACCGCATATGTGTGGAGTGTCTGGCCAGTTTGCAAGATAGGTATCAACTGCGACTTGCTGAAATTCATTCACAAATTTACAGTCACCACCTGCCAGTTTATAACCAGCAGATGATCCACCGCCGCCTGCAAAGAAGGAGATGTATGAGAATAGTTTTCGATCAGAAGATTCCTTTAGGTCATCTAGTGTGTAGCGATAATATCTCATCCAAAAAAATCCTCCAGTGTTCCTACTTCATCGTTTTTCAATATCCAGTTCATCTTATCCGTTATCACACGCAACGGCGCTAAGAAGCTGTCTTCGTATTGACTAGTATAGTCAACCATCGGCAATATGTCAAGTTCCTTTGGTATCTTTGTCATAAAAGAAAACGCAGAGGCTTGATAGATATTGTCTTTGAGGTTTACAAATTTCACCTTGTCTCCTTCTTGAATAGAAACGTACTTATTGCCAAGTTTGTTCTCATCTACGAGATGGTTGTAGAGTATTGCACCCTTAACATGCTTGGGAGCGCCGAGTGCAAATAAACGATCTGTTCCACGAAACTTCTTTAGTCCATTACAGGAGCGGGGATAGGCAATATCTTCTGGTGGCAATGTCATAAACTCCTCACGAAAATCTTGTATGAATGTATTTAGCATCTTCTCATCACCACCCATGATGATTCTGATTGCTTCCTTCAACTTTTCCCGACATGGTGCAGGGGTTGAACTCTTAACGCTTTCTAGTCCCATAATCTTGAGTTTAGGTTCCTTAAACCGAACACCTTCCATATCATACAGGTTTAGAATGTATCGTTTCTTTGCAGTCCAGATTCCCTTGTCAGCGATTGCCTCTCTGCCCATCTCCATCTTCTGTTCGTATGCGTTGGTTACTTTAGCAAGAGCTTGATAAGACTTATCAATAAAAGGTTCCAGCTTCTCTTTTGCAATCTTATCCAAGAAATTGACAATAGTGTTAGTGTCTGTTCCCTCTTTAAACACCTTACTAACCAACTTGTCAAAAGTGATGTATACGCTGTCTGTGTCCGAAGCAATAACGTAATCCACGTTCTTCGTTTCCAAGATTTTGTTAAGATAAATGTTGAGACTTTTCTCAACCCATCGAATAGACAATTGACCAGATGAAGTAATTGCAGTGGCAACCAGCAGATCAAAATAACGAAACCAATTGTTCCCAATAGCACCATATGCGCTGTTAAGAGAAATCTTCTTCGCCATTTGGATGTTGTTGTATCGGGCAATGTCTTTAAGTAGAGACTTTTCCCCAGTGTTTTCATACTCTTGTTGAGCGTCGAGCATAAGTCTTTTATATTTGACACGATCATTATACATGCCCTCCATTAGTTCTGGTAGAAACCCACGTTTGTCTTTGCGAAAGAATGCACCATTAGGAGTCATGCAATATTCTGTATCATTCTTTACCTTACCAGCCAACATCTTATCTACCATACCCTCAACAAGTTCGGCGTCCTTGTTTACTAGTGTCTCAGGTGAGATGTTGTACTGCATGATTAGATGAGGATACAGAGAGTTCAAATCAAAGGACATAACCCATTTGTGCATACCTACCTGTGGGTCTTTCACATAGGCACCTTCAAACTTTTCCACCTTCTTGTGATCTTTCTTCTGAGGAATCACAAGGTTCCTCTCACGCAGATAATTGTAGATAAGGATATCCCAATACCGCACAGTTCCAAGCACATCAGTAAAATTAACCTTTGCCTCATATGCCATCGTCAATGCAAGTTCAATCAGCTTCATCTTGTCTTCAAGGCGGTCAACAATTTCCACATCTTGAATGTTGTATTCGATGAACGACTGATAGTCTTTAGTGTACCACTCACGAAATGTTTCGAAGGGATTACCGTCCTTGCGTTCACCTAGTTCGACAAACGCAATGTGGTCCAGACGATAGGACTCCTGATTGGTGTATGTGAACTTACGATATAGATCAAAGTAATCCAGTGCAGCGATGCCATCTAGAGTATAGACTTGATGAGTACGACCCATCTGATACACATCACGGGCAAACACGTTCTTCCACGGAGACAGACGTTTGACTTCTTCCTCATCAAACACATTACGAATACGATTGCAAAGATAGGGAATATCAAAGAACTCTGTATTCCATCCAGTGATAATATCAGGTGTGTGTCGTTCCCAGAATGCTAGGAACTCTTTCAGCAGATGCACTTCACTCTCACATTGCACATAGGTTACATCATCACGGTCTGTGACGAACTCACCGATACCCCAAACAACGATGCGTTTAGTCTGGTGGTTTTTGAGAGTGATAGACAGCATAGGTTCTGCTGCATCTTCTGGTTTAGGGAAACCGTTCTCACACTCCACCTCAATATCGATGGTGACCATGAGCATTTGGTCTAAATCCCAATCGACCTGATTAGGATATTCATCAGCAATCCAGCAATAGGGATATTGTGTGTTACCAAACATAATGTCTTTTTGGTTCTCACGATCAGACACCCACTGTTTGGCTTCTTTGATCGAATCAAAATGGTGTGGTTTTACACTCTGACCATCCAGAGTTTTATAGCCAGTCTCCTCACGGGTATTGACCAGATCGAACAGCGTAGGTTCATACTTAACTCTGCGAGTTGTGCGTTCTCCATTCCTGACCTCACGGACAAGAATAGAGTTACCGTATTGCAATACGTTTGTGTAAAAGTTCATATAAAGACTATATCAGGTTTCAGTAGATTTGTCAAGGGTCCAATTGTCACGATTCATATACATCTTCAATATTTCTTTAGTGATGCTACGATCCTTACCTTTAATCAATGGTTTTGCGGCGGCACCTGAAAGCACTGCTTCAATACCCATCAAGCCGGGAGTAGAATTAACTTCGATAAAATAAGGACTTTCTTTATCCCTATTCTTTGCGGGAATAAAATCAACACCAACAACCTGACCTTGAACTGATTCTGTTGCCCGTAAAGACTCCTGTGCTTCACGTTCTGTCAATTCATGGGATACTGGTTCTGATCCTTGGGAGACGTTACTTCTGAAATCATCTCCAACGACAGGTCTTTTAATTGCACCCAGAATCTCACCAGCTGCAATAATAACACGAACATCATAGTCTGTCTTTATATATTCTTGAAGAAGAACATCGACAAACTCATCTTCCCTATGAAGCAATTGAATAACACTGTGAAGTGCTTTTAGACTCTCAATCCAGATAACACCAACACCCCGTGACCCAACAGCGGTCTTGAGAATCATTGGGAACTTATTACCCAATCTTTCTGCCGCATCCTCAGCACCTTCTGAATGACGAACTAGAACTGTGTTTGGTGTACGAATATCATTTTGCTGAAACACAATCTGGTTGTACCATTTATCATTGCAAATATCATGACATATAACAGGATTAATAAGAGTGTAACCCTGACTCTCCAGATTGAGACAAGCAACTCGCCAAGACAGATTACCTGTCTTAACCGTTGAACCAATACCTCTAGCCATCACCAATGTATTCTCAGGATTTATGCGAAATGGTTTATCATACTCAGCATCATCTTTCATACCGGGCAGTTCTACCTGACCTTTATCATCCACAGGAAAGGAATATACCAATTGGTCCTTGCCTTTGTCTTCCATGTACATTCCAGAAAACTCAGCAAGATACACTTCAATACCCAACTCAGATGCTTTCTTGCGAACCATTGGTCCAGTTTCATTTGGATCAAACGGATCATCATGTGACAGAATCAATAGTTTGTATTTTTCTTCTTTTGCTTCTGTGATGAATGATTTGAACTTTTCCATTAGACTTCTTTTTTCTTACCAATATTATATTTAGTTTCGAGTACCCAATCATTCTTATCTGAATATGACAACACCTTAATTTGACTAAGGGGGGCAACTTCTCCAAGCTCGCTGATGATGTTAACCAATCCCCAATCAAGTAATAGTTTCGCAATCGTATTCCTACGAGAGACATCATTGATTGTCAGGTTTATATTCTTACCATCAAGAGCAAACAACTCCTTGAAGTGTACAATAAAGTACCTACCCTGCTTATGCAGAATATGACATGACTGATATAGTTTTTTTTCTTTACGGGAGGCAACCCCAATTCGTGATAGTGTCTCACGAACTTTCAGAAAGTCATCAGGTTCTTTCAACCCAACTTCTAGCATCATCTCCTGTGTCCAATTAATCTCTTCCATTTTTCCCACCTTTATATAATCTTCTTTTTATGGTGGCGAGTTGATCCTCAGACAATACATCAAGAGCGGCCTTGGCCTTTGCATTACTATATCCATAGAACTCTTTAACATACTCTAGATTCTCTAATTTCGTCGCCTTCAACCACGGGGTAAATCTCTTCCTTGGCCTCAGACTATTTATCAAAAAATCATATTGTAGTTTCTTATCTACATTTGGTAGTTGGTTGATCTCATTCACCAACATAACGGTATCAGGAAATGCACCAACACATTTGTTGACAATGAACGGGGGATACTTTCTCTCCCATTCTTCATCATCACCATCCATCAGATGTTCTTTGGTCTGATTGATAGCCTTGAGATATTCCTTTAACTCATACATTACGATTGCACTTGAATACGATTACACTCCTCAACTCATAACACTCACGGGTCACGGGCATGGCCATGTGTGGTAGATGTGCGTCAAATATAACTAAACTGTTACCAACATAAGGAATGAGTTCTCCATCGACAAGAGTACCACCGCCCCACTCAGGTTTCCAATCCATTCGTGGATAGTAGATCATCGTGAAGTCGCCATCGTCAGTATGCAGAACAGGTTCAATTCCATGCGTGTGTGCATTTAAATAGATGCGTTCATAACCTGTAATATTAAAGTTCTTTTTAAATTCATACTTGAACATCGCAGCCGTCCAGATAGGCATCACCCACTCAAAACCATTTGTAATTATTTGTTGTCCACTTTTTCCACAAAGACGATGCCAATGAGTGCTGGGATGTGCATCTTTTCCCTTACCCCTAGAGTGATACTCATATCTCCAATGAACCTTTCTAATTTCTGAAGCAATCAATTCTGCAACATGGTCTTCTACCACACCATCATGTAACATTATCATTATTTTTCTCCTTCCATATTCTTTGCTCGTCTGAGTTTGCATAAACAAGATCAGCAAGATCGTTTCTTAGAGGGACATTTTCAATTTCTTTAATTCCCGACCTTCTGTCTTTAGGAAGCATACAAAATTCATAAACAAGAGTTTCTGACCACACACCAATCAGGTCTTTGATTTTATCTCGTTCTTCTAAAGAAACCATCTTGGGTTTAAATATAGCAGTTCCATAGATTGAATGAAACAAACCAGCTTTGCAAAGGTCATCAGAACAACCTCTTTCAGACAACAGTATACTAACCGCAACTAAATGATGTAAAAGACTTCTAGAACCACCACTATGTTTTTGTTTATCGCACCCAATATCTTTTAAGTAATCTACTAGTGGAATAAACATTTCCCTGTATTCATCATCGGTCATTTGAACTTTGCCCCACCCATAATCTCAGTGAGACAAGCCATCATGTTGATTTCCAGATCAGCAACAAACGCTGCTTTAAACTGATATTCACCAAGTGCCACAACCACATGAGGAATGCTGCTAGGGTCAACATACTCATATAGGTTATCGTAAACATCACGAAACAACTTGTCAGAATCATTATCCAGACTATCGACAACCCATTTACGAACATTGGTGAACTCCTTGTTTTTCATCATACCCATCAGGTCTTTGATGTTCTTATCACCAAGGTTAACCAGAATACCAGCGTCAATCTCACCAGCCACAGAATAGCGTTGTAGTTCATTCAGAACTTTACGCCAGTCTGGAAAGTGAGTATTTATAAGTTCTGCAACAACCTTCTCGTTGAACTTGATTTCATTCTCGTTGAGTATTTGAATAGACCGATTGAAGAATTGAGTTGCAAGTTTATTCTTCTCTGATTTAGGAATCACAAAGTCAATCGCACTACAACGAGATTGTAGTGCAGGAATAATACGGTTCTTGTAATTACATGTCAGAATAAATCCACAGTTCTTATGAAACTCTTCAATGAAACCACGAAGAGCTGGTTGTGTAGACTGCGGATTTAGATAGTCTGCCTCATCAAGAATGAGATACTTCTTGCCACCCTCAAGCGACACAGTGGACGCAAAGTTCTTTATCTTGGTTCTGAGAACATCAATACCTGACTCCTCAGAACCGTTGATAAACATATAGGTAGCACCAATCTGATCCAGCATGGCACGGGCGGCAGTAGTCTTACCAACGCCCGGACCACCTGAGAGAATCAGATTGGGTAGTGTTTCCTTGTCAACAAAGGATTGCAAAGAGGTTTTTAGAGTCTTAGGGAGTACGCATGACTCTATGTCCCGTGGTCGATATTCTTCGACCCACAAAAATTGTTCCATAATATAAATTCCTCAAGTTAGCCATTGTACGAAGATTCGGGTTCCAGTGCAATCCAATACTGCACACCAAGTTTAGTGTTAGTAAAATGACTAATCTTTTTAGAGGAGACTTCAACATCGTATGCGCCAGGCATAACTTTTAGATTCTCAACCTTGAACCAGAACTTGTACTCTGCATCTACATCACCAACATCTAGAGATGTTTCGTATGCATTTGCAGTACTGTTCTTCTTGTCAGTCACCATCAACTTACCACCAGCAAGTGCCATATCGGGAACACCGATAACAGCAGCAGCCTTGGTGATTTCGTTGAGTGTGTCACTCGACAGATTGAACGTCAATTCAGTCGAGGGCATCGAAATCTCTTTAGATGGAGTCGTCACCACGGATGGATCAGAGAACCAATACTTGAGAGACTTCGATGTTCCCTCTTCTGTAATAATAACAAAGTCATTACCAAACTCTAAATCGGGTTTACCGAATAGAGAGAGTGCCGATAGGAACTCATTCAAGTCATAGATTGCAAAGTCACTAGGGAATTCCTCAGTGACATCAGCCTTTGCTACGATGTTCTTCATTGCCGACATGGTGGAAAGACTAGACCCCGCCTTCACCATTAGATTGGCATTGATCGTAGAGAAGTTTTTCAATACGGAGATAGTTTCAGTTGTTAGTTTCATTATTTTTCACCTTCTAGTTCATTAATGTATAGAGCAATAATACCATAGTGAATTACTTTTAGCAAGTCACTTCTGTTCTTTCCACCCTTTTTTCCATATCGTTGTGCGTATTTCATGATGTTACCGATACAGAAACCTTCACCATGTCCACCGTCAATAATGAACTCTGTAGCTTGAAACTTGTTCTTGCTATAGTGTTCATCATATGTCGAGTCGATATACTTTTGAAGTTCAGCAAGTGCCGTGCCTTCATTATATTTGTAATTAACTTTCGCCATCCTTAACCTTCATTTCATCAATAATATCTTCATAATATTTCGTAAGTGAACTGTGAGCAGCTCTAAAGTCTAGAAAACTAAACCATCCAGTTGCAATTGTTTTACTTTGGGTTGGTGATACTACACCTCTATGTGTGTGGGTGAAATCGGTTGGCCAGATAGCAGTCAAACCCTTTTTAGGTTTTATCTGTCTACCTTGATACAACCATTGAGTTTCACCACCATCTTCGACATCATTGAGGTATGTCATAAAAACAAGAGCTCTCTGATGTGTTTGATGACTAGCACGTTCACAATGCCAAGAGGGAAATCCTTCGCCGGGTTCATAATGTTGAATAAGCCAAGGTTCAGCAAACCCTAGTGGAAACGTAAAAGAATCATACTCTTTCCGATAATTATCAACACACAATCTAAGAAAATCTAGATACTTTAAAATACTAGGATCACTGGAGTTAGGCCAAACGACAACATCAGTTGATTTTTTATCACCACCATCGGATATTCCAGCCTGTTTGTATTCAGAATTATTCTTATAATACTTGAGCATATCATCACATAATGATGCATCTTCCATCTGTATCAATTGAATAAAATCGCTCATTACATATCCACATTAATATTTGCAGAGAAAGTCCTACGTTCACCTTCACCAGAGAATGGCATAACAGCATGACGCAACCAAGCAGGGAATATAATCATAGTTCCAACTTCTGGTTTGACATATTCTTCTGTGATAGGACGAAGCATATTAACATCACGCATACCGTTTACACCCCAACACAAGTAAGTAAATCCATCAACCGCACCACTTGCACCATTGAGTCCTTGAAATCCCGGCGTTACACCAGCAGCAATCATTTCATCAGATGGAAGACCAATAGCTTCAATCTGTGGGGGAACCTTTAGAAAGAGAATGCAGGACAGTCCTGCAAAACTACGAGTGCCATGATCATGCAGAGGATTATAATCACCAGCATAACTATGAACAGTCCACATAGTTTGGACATCAGTTTTTACGTCCCTGTATTGCCCCTCAAACTCAAGATCACCGAGAGTCTGTTTAATATATTCTTTACCAAGTGTATTGAGGATAGTTGCAAATTCCTCACCGGGGCCACCGTCATCATGAGGAAATACCCATTGTCCAGATTTTTCATTCTGATTAATCTGACCAACTAATCCACCCGACAAGTCTTGAGCAGATGGAACAATTACTTCATCAATATGATTATTCAACTCATCAACAACATTGAGCGGAATTTCTGCTCGCATAATATTGACTGCTAGCTTATTACGCATTGCGACAGAAATACCAGTACTAATATTTTTTACCTCTGCATCATCGGATGTTTCTACAAAATCATCATCTATAGATGGAACAACCATTGATTTTGCTTCGGGACTGTTTGGGTCAACGAAACCGGGATCACCTACTTTTCCTGTTGTGAATGATACCATTATTAAATCTCCATTATTAAGTTTGATTATATGATAATACACGAAAGGGGTCTAAAAGTCAAGACCCCTTTCGCTATTATTTCAAAATTATTTGATTGTAATTTTGCGTGGTTTCTTCGCATCTGGAACAATACGCTCAAGAGTAATCTCAAGCATACCATTTTCAAGGGAAGCATCGTTCACTACAATGTCATCTGCAAGAGTGAATTTCCGATTGAACTTACGATATGAGATTCCACGATAAATTTTGGAATCATATTCTTCATTCGTTTCAGAGTCCTCTTTAACTGAACGAACCGTAAGTAAACCTTCTGCTACTTCAATTTCAATATCATCCTTACTAAATCCCGCCAAGGCCATTTCGATGGCATAGGTATAGTCACCCCCTTTACGGATGTTATATGGCGGAAACCCTGTTGATGTTGCATTATTGCGAGCGTATGTATTGAGTTGATCGAAGACCCGATCAAATCCTACAGCATAGGGTGTGAGTTGATTTAGATTATCGAAAATAGATAGTGCTTTGCTTGTAACCATTTTGGTATCTCCTTATAAAGCAAGATTAAACGATGGACCCTTAATGGCATCCATCTATTATATATAGGGATTGAAACACTATATTTCAACCCCCACACATAATTTTTTTAGAAGGCGTTGTATTCTTCAACTACGCTTTCTATCTCATCTTCGCCAGTGATAACACCGGCGTCGATCTTGGTGTAGAGGTCAAGGAATGAAACCTTGGTATCCTCATCAAACCGTGCGACACAGAGCTCGATGGCCTGCATCTTGTCACCAAAAATGGCGAACGCTTTTACAATGTGGTCCAGACGACGGGTGGAGATGACTTCATCAACACCACCATCGTAGAAGGTCTTGCGAATAACGTCAGCCCAAGTCACAAGGTTCTTGGCGAACCCTTCATCCTCAGCACCATACTTCTTCATGGCGAGGTTGATGATCTTAGTTTCAACCGCAACTGAAGCGTAGGGCTGTTCCATCGTGACTGCGAACCGCTCAAGGAACGCTTCGTTGAGGATGTTGGTTCCAATGAACCGCCCATCGTCAGAACCCTTGCCCTTAGTGTTGGCAGTAGCCATGACGTTGAAACCATCCTTGGGCGTGACCCACTTGTTGATCTTCTTGAGGTAAACACCTTTACCCTCAAGGACAGGCTGCAATGCGAGCAACTTGTTAGAACCCAGATCACACTCATCAAGAAGCAACGTGCAACCACGTTCCATCGCTTCGATCACAGGACCGGGAACGAACTTGGTTTCACCGTTCACAAGGCGGAACCCACCGAGCAGATCATCCTCATCAGTTTCGATGGTGATGTTGACACGGATCAGTTCCTTGTTCAGTTTGGCGCAAACCTGTTCGACCATCAGAGTCTTGCCGTTACCCGACAGACCAGTGATGAAGATAGGATAGAACATTCCAGACTTGACAACCTTCTCAATCAGGGAGAAGTTGCCCCACGGAACGAACCCGTCGAACTTGCCGGGAATAAGATTCTGTTTTTCCATATTGGTTGCAATCAGATTTACCATTGACGCTTCTGCATTCGCAGGAGCGGCAGTAATAGGAGCAGCAGGAACACTGCCCTCTACAGGTAATTTATACGCATTGTAACCAACGGAAAAACCTTCACCCTTGAACCAAGTGGGAAACGGAACACCTGCCTTCTCAGCAGCTTCTGCCTTCTGAGACTTGGTAATCACGGCACCTTCACCGAACATTTCGGTAGCAGTGTCAACGAAGAGTTTCTTACGAGGTGAGAGATACATATTCAATCCTTTTCTGTTTTCTCATCTTATATCCTACATTACCATGTGGAGTAGGATTTGTCAATACTATAATTTCACTTTATTCAATAATTCCGTGAAGTGTGACATTTTTATCACGCCACCAACTTCACGAATTTATTGAGGAGCTGACGGGACTCGACCTTGCCCTTCATCGACTTACCAAACGCAGTCTTGAGTTTTGCCTTGGAAGCACCAACCAGATCATCGCTCAAACCTTCGTTCGAGACTTCCATACCCTTGGCAGGCAGGACATACATCTCATCGTAACCCTTCGACTCGATGACGAGATATTTGTTCTTGTTGATGAACTTGACCTGTTCCATGATTGCATCCATACCAAGGTCACGCTGCAGCGAGTAGAGAGCTCGCTTGTCAACCCGACCAGAGCGACCAGAACCCGCAACAAAGAATCCAATCAGGTTCATACCATCAACACGATCCTTGAGGATGCGAAGCAATCCATCAGTAATATCGTATCCATCAACCTCATAATTCTTGAGGGTCTTGGGGTCAGATATTGTCATTGTCCCACGAATACGATCAATAACCGCAGTGTGATCACCAGTGCCCGTATCCAGACGATAATCGTACACACCATCCAAGTTATTTGAAGCACCATCAGTCAGGAAAATCGTGTTGACTTTCTGAACACCAGTGTCACGCTTGAACTTAGGAACAATTTCCATCATCGCAATGATTGCGTCATTGAGAGGAGTACCACCCAAGTTAAGGAAACCGGGAAACGGAACCTTGTCAAAGGCAATCTCACGATCAGCTTCGAAACCGTAGTATGAAGCAATCATCCACAGGATTTCCATCATCTCGATTTCTTCTTTCGCAGACATTTTGCTGGAGAAGAATTCCAGAAGTTTGAAACTGTGTAGAGCGAGGTCACCCGCCTTGAAGTCATCCATCTTCATTTCATAACGATTAGGCCATTCGCCTGTCACGGGATCAATGAACAACTCACGGCAATCGCTGAATGCAAACACTTCAAAAGGAATCTGAGTGCGGCGGCAGAACCAAATCAAGTTGTACAGCTGAGACAGAGTGCCTTTGAGGTTCTCATACATGGAACCGCTCCAATCGACAACCATCACCATACCGTGGTTCGTAGCACCCGGCAGAGTAGTCACTTTCTTGAAGATGTCTTCATTGTATTTGTAAGTGTGTAACCGTCCCATATCGAGCGAACCCGTTTTAGAAACAGCAGCACGAGCATACTGGTCAGCAGCCTTCTTCATCTCAAATTCTTTGACCATGTAACCGACAGTCTTCTTCGACTCGTCCTTCATGGCAGCAATCTCTGATTTCTTGGCATCAACCCAAGACCCGCCCACAGCGTAAGAGGGACGAGACTTCTCTAGGATTTCACCGAACGGCATAATCAGGTCTTCATTGAGAGCAGGAATACGACCATAGGTCCGTTCCGTTGCATTCTTATCAACTAGCTTGTCGATTGCATTGTTCGTATCAGTATCGGTTTCTGCCATCGGCGGTCCACCTCGTCCAGTGGACTCTACACCACCTACTTCAGAACTTTTGCCTTCTTCAGCTTTGGCATCGACATCAACGTCATCGTTGCCATCGTCACCATCACCACCAGCAGGAACATCATTTCCATCTTCTTCACCTTTATCATCGGCAGGGGTATCACCCTCACCAGTTTCTTCTTCACCATCGTCACCAGCAGGACCATTGCCCTCACCAGTTTCGCCTTCTTCACCTTCACCCGACTCACCGTTGGGGTCAGCCATGGTTTTCTCATCGTCAGACTCTTCTTCTGGAGCATTCTCTGCCATCCAAGCGTAGAGCTCTTCAGAGAGGTTCAGAACATCTTCTGGAGTCTTGGTTTCTGCAACCCGCTTGACCCAGACTTTTTCTTCATCAGTGAACTCAACCTTCTGCTTCTTGAAGAACAGATTGATACGGTCAATCAGGTTCAACTCAGAAACATCCTTATCAGCAATACCGAAGAAATCCTTGGCAGTCAGGTCACGATATCCACGATTGAAAACTGCAACAGAGCCGGGATACCGATCCTGCACCATCCGTTCGATACGGGCGTCTTCAACGATATTCACAAACGAGTGATTGATCTTGCGAACCTGTGCCTTCTCAAGCATGTCGAGAGGCGTCCAGAGTGCGTGAGCAATCTCATGGCAAACCATCAGGTCATAGATATCTTTGGTCATCTCCTCATCCTTCCAGATAGGCAGACCAAGTTCACGGGATTTCGCATTGAAGTATGCGGTATCCATCTTCTTGTGAACCACGAAGATATCCTCTTCAGCGAGGAGTTTTGCGAGTGTCGATTTATTTTTCATCATGTCTTACAGTACCATGTGGAAAGGGTTTTGTCAATAGTTAATTTCAATCTTCAAGAAGAAAATCATGATACGCACCTACAGCAGCGGAGCGAGTCAAACCCAACTTCATCAGTCGGTCCATGCACCGTTCAATAGCAGGAGCAGGATGAAGGAAGTTTTCATAATCTTCCATATAATCCTCAAAGATTTCTTTTTTGGTTTCCATAGTCATTTCCTTATTTCTTATCATACCTTACAGTACCATACTGGGTAGGATAAGTCCAGAGAATAATGACCCCTAATGTCGTTTTATCTGATATTTAGGGAAGGTGTGACATTTTTGCAACTACTATCACGCCGTTTTGGTCAGAATCGATTTCTTTCTCATCTTTGACGCTCTACGTTTTGCCATGTTCAACTTTAGTCTACTGACCCGTTGAGTAAAGTTCGTGCCTTCCATGTGGTCATACTCATGTTGAAAGATTCGTGCTTCGAGTCCATGCATCTGTACCTGTACCAGTTCACCATCTACATCGTTATATACGCACCGAATACCCTCTGAGCGTTCCACCTTCAACCACAGACCGGGCCACGTCAGACAACCCTCATCCATAATGATCTTTTCCTCACCGTACTCTGTAATCAGGGGATCGAAACAGCTGATCATTTCTTTCTTCTTCACATCCGAATACATGATGAAGGCACGTTCCTTAATACCAACCTGATTCGCAGACAAACCGATACCCTGATAATGTATCATGGCCCTATGCAATTCACCCTGTAGTTCCTTGCGGTCTAAACCAATAGAGCAGGACTCTAATGGGTTCTTTAAAATTGGGTCTGTTACAGGAACCAACCCTAATACTGGTATTGGTCTTATTGAATGATTACCGTCCATAAAATTTAGTCTCCCTAGTTCTATTTTCGAAAAGATACCATGCACAATTGTCCTTGCCTGTCATATTTCCGAACCACTTAATTCTTCCCACACTCACTATTTTACTACACATCTTCATATAGGGAACACTCTGTTTAGTATGCATCCAATCTGCATCAAATAACAACCAAGTTTTAATTTTTGGAACAAAGTATTCAATCATGGGATGCAAGATTTTCCTGTCCCATGGCGGATTTGTAATTACATAATCTGATTCAACAAGTTCATCAAATCCTAGTTTATCGTATGGACTCGTATGTATTCCTTTTGCTTGTGGTTCAATGTCACTTGCCCACATACAAGTTCCCTTTGTCTCTAGGTGTTTAATTAACGCACCATCACCAGCACAAGGTTCTGCAAACACAAATCCATCTCGTAAATGCGGCAATAAAGGTTCTACTGCTTCCATCGGTGTAGGATAGAAGTCTCTAGCTTTTCGTTCAAAGTCTGATCTTTTACCCATTTGAAACATGACTGAAGTTTTTTATCTTCTCAAACTTGATTGTACTTCGAAACTTGTCTGCGAGAGCATCTTGTTTGTGACTAATTACGAACACGTTCTCATCACCAAGTGTATTTAGAATCTTTAGGAACTCATCTGTACCTGTCCCATCTAAAGAACTGTCAAAGATTTCATCCAGTATCAACAGGTTAGTGTTCGTACTGTTCTTCATCTTTGCAACCGCTCTCCATGTGAACAACAGTGCAAGGTCAATACGCATTTTCTCACCCTCACTGAATGATGCATAAGAGAACTCATCACGATAACGAGACTTGATAGTTTCCTCAAAGTTTTCATCCAGTGTGAAGTTCACATAGAACTCCATCGACGTAAGATAGGTATTAATGAGCCTGTTCATGATAGGAAGATACTGCTTGATTATCTTGGTCTTGATACCTGTATCCTGTAGCATATTCTTTGCAGCTTCAGCATAGGTTTTGTCTTCACGCAACTTTGACTTTTGCATATCAAATCCAGAAAGAGTTTCTTTCAACTCATTTAACTTACCATGATCACTCTTGTTTACCTTGCAACTCTGCAACTCATTAATTTCTGTTTGCAGTGTCGCATTGAACTTCTCAAGTTGAACCAGCGAACTATTCTCTTTGGCAATCTCAACCCTGTTTATCTGTATGTTCTGATTGACCTCACTGATAGCATTGACTTTGGATTGTGTCTGTTTCAATTCCTCTAGAAGTTCTCCCATTCCAGAATTGAGTTTTTCTGACTTGGAGTTTTCTTTCGCAATCATATCTTCTTTGAACGACTCATCAATATGCTGTTGACAAACGGGGCAGTCTTCATTAGTTTCAAAGAAGTTAATAAGTTTGGTGTGAGCTCTGTGTTTTTCTTTCAGCTGCGATTGAATGTCCTTGAGTTTATTGAACTTCTCTTCAATCTTTGTGGAGTTAGAAATCTTCTCATGCATCTTAGAAGTGTCATCCTCAAGGTCAGTAATTCTAGACCTTTTGTTGAAAATTTCTTCCTCATTGCCAGCAATCAGAAACGTCTTTTCCTTAATCAGTTTTTCTCTGTTCTGTTCTACATCTGCGATATACTTTTCCTGTAGAGCAATCTTCTCTTCAGACAAACTGAACTGGTAGTCCACTTCACGCATGTCATCAGAGATAGTCTTTAACTGCTGTTTGAGAAGCATGTTCATCAGTGAGAAAATCTGAATGTCAAGAATTTCCTCAACAACCTCACGGCGGTGTTTTGATTTCAGTTGCATAAACGGAATAAAGGTAGAACTACCAAGAATAACAACCTGAGTGAAACTACGATAGTTCAACTTTAGGATTTGTTGTTCAAGATACTTCTGGTAGTCACGAGAGTTGGCGTCTTGGTTATACAACTTACCGTTGACATGAATTTCAAACACATTTGGTTTGATACCACGAACAACCTTAACCTTCTTGGTTCCAATACGAAACTCCACCTCTACCAGTGCAGCACTGCCATTGACAGAGTTTAGGAGTTGAGGTTTGTTAATACTACGGAATGGCTTACCAAACAAACCAAAACAAAGAGCGTCCAAAATAGTAGACTTACCGGCACCGTTTTCTCCAATAATTAATGTGGTTGAATTTCTGTCTAACTGTATCTCTGTAAAGTTATTACCAGTTGACAGGAAGTTCTTCCATCTCACAGTCTCAAAATGTATCATACTAAATTTCTAAATCCTGTGCTTCAGTGTAAAGTGACCGCATCGTATTTTTTAATCTGTCCTTACTCAAAGTAACATCCAACTGATCAATGTATTTCTCTAGAAGTGTCATCGTGTCTTCGGTATTCTCCACAATATCATCAGATACATTGTCAGCATCCAACTCAGAGAAGTCTTCGATAATCTTGACCTCAAATGCGTCAGCCTGTAACAACCTATCTGTGAACTTGTCGAACTGATACAAGTCTTTCTTGTTGACCACAATCAGTTTTACATACTTCTCTTTATACTTAAACACATCCTCATTGGTATAGTCGTTAACAGTATCGTCATAGTAAATCTTCTCAAAGAGTGTATGAGGATTTACGATGCGTTCTAGTTCACGCTTCTCTGTATCGAAGATGTGAAACCCTTTCGGATCATCGTAGTCACTCCAAGTCATCTCATATGGAGTGCCGAGATAATATATCTGACCATCATCTGATTTGTGATGAAAGTGACCACTAAAGCATAGGTCAAACCTACGAAACAATTCCTTGTCAAATGCACCTTCAGATTTATGTCCCTTGTGCATTTCGAAACCATTTACTTCTAGGTGACCCATCAGAATTTGAGCTGGAGAGTTTTTCAACGCTGACATTGACTCATCATAATTACCAGCATTAATCCACGGCATAAACTGAATAGGACAATTATCAAACTCCACAACTTGTGGGCCAGTATAGATGTTACACCTATCAGAACCTACCAACTCTTCCATTGAATTGACTTCGTTGGTGTTCTTATAAAAGGTGTCATGATTACCAATGATAAGATGAAGGTCAATACCCAACTCTTGAAAACGACCAATAAACTTTTTACGAAAATCAGATGCAGTTTTGAAGCTGATAAACTTCCTACGGTCAGTAACATCACCCATATGAATACAGGTAGTAATACCTCGTTTCTCTAGGGTAGGAAAGAATACATCATTGTAGAATTTATAGAAAAAGTCATTAATGTTTTGGTTATCGTTTCTAGCACCAAAGTGAGTGTCAGTTATAATAGCAAGCTTCAACGCTCTTCGCCCAGAACCGCTACATCTTCAATATCATCTTCCATAAAATTCTCTAGTCCTTTTTTACTTTTTTTTTCTACCGTCTTTGGTTTATATACATCTTCCATTGGAAGATTGTCCATTGCAAAGGAATTATCAATACTATAACTAGTTGAATCACCCGGCATAGTATCATAGGATTGGTAGTTACTACCCGCTACAATTTTATTTTTAACGTGGGTTTGCTTTTTTTCTTTTTGAATTCTTCGGATGAATGCGTAGTAGATGATTTGGGTAAAGTATGCGAAAGGGTTGTTTGACTTTTCTGGATTGAAGTTCGAAGCATATTGTAAGCAGTTTTCGATGCCATCTGAAATCATATCATCCTTGTATGTGTAGTTAATAAAATTGGGGCGGTAAGACAGATGCGTTGCAATCTTCAAAAAACATTCACCAATGTAGTTTGTTACAGCGGGTTTCCGTCCATCATCGTCTTCTTTTGAAAGATTGCACGCTTCTTTCCACTCAATCATCGCCTGTAGAAAAACTTTATTATCTACATAATGCTCACCTTTTGATTTGGTCATTAGGTATACTCCTTAATCTTTATTCACTATACATCAATACACTTATAAAGTCAAGGAACATTATAACTTAAAATAATCTTTGAAGGAACCTTGACTCCACCAGAAAATAGTGTTACATTAAGCTTGTCCTTGGTTATCAGAACTACATTAATGAATTAATTTACTTTCTGTTTCTAGTTCATCTAAAAGTTCTTCGTAAATTTCTTCATCTTCGAAGTCATCCACAAAAGGTTCATCATCTGTATTATCTAGTTTGTTTAATATACCTTCATAATATACACTTAGGCCGGGGGAGGCGGGTAATATAATAATAACATGTTTAGGATCAAGCTCAAAATGTCTTTGTTCTGTGAAGGGTTGAACCCAACGAGATAGCATTAAAGATTCTGTCATGCCTGTGTGATTAACTCTAGATTGGATATTCATTAACAGGGGTCTTGAAATTTCGTATTTACCATTGTCTTCGGAAAGCTCACAAATGATATTCTCACCACTAATGAGCTTTAAGATTTTATATGTATCTGTGTTCATTTTAGGTTTACCTTACTAATTTCATAGTTGAATTGTTCTGT